CCGCTCTAACCTTCGGATACAGAGTCCGAATACTAATAGGGCTAGGAATAAGTAGAGGGGCCTTGTAGGAGCTCCTGGAGGGGTCTCAGGAGGTTTTAGAGGGTTTTAAGAGGCCCTCTTTTTTTTTTATTGGTACCCAAAAGGTTTTGCTTCGAATTTTTGAGCACTAGTTATCGCATTCCACCCGGCCAGAAGCCCCCAGGGGGGTCTATAGCCTCGCCTTATTGCAAATGCCTTTCAATAGCACTGCAGGGGTCCTAAGGCGGACTGACTATGAGTTAGCGGAGCCATGCGGTTATGCGTCAAGGCGCATATATACGCGCGCTCATGGCCACACCTAACTAGGCCCTAGGAGCCTCTGAGAGCCCTCTAAAACCCTCTCAGCACCTAAGACACCTAGGAACCTTCACAAGGCCCTTGCAGCCTCTCCTGGGCCCTTCTCACGCTTTGTAACGATTCACAACAACTCCCTAGCCTTAGCCCTGACAGGCTGTAGGGTAGCCTCAAGCGAGCCGAAAGGTTTCGCCTAGTCCTACATCCTTCGATCCAATGCCTACTACCTACATCACAAAAAGCAGGCGAGAAGACTTAATAGATCAGTATCTTGACTATTGGTGGGAAACCCACAGCTATTCAACAGAAGAACAATCAGAAACAGAAGCCCTCTGGGTTCGTAATCAGCTGGAAGCTATGAACAACAGCGAGCTAGTTAGCTATGTAACAGAGTCTGGTTGGGGGATTAAATGACAGACCTTCGCTTCCACGTCGAAACAACCTACGGAAGGTTCAGAGCCTACCCAGTAGATCAAACAGCCATCTTGCTAATCCGTTTGGCTAAGTCCAAGACCCTTCTTCCTGGAGATCTAGGAACTTTCGCAGGCCTTGGCTACAGATGTGTAGATCAAGACGGCAATGAAATTACACTTAGCCAGCTGTACTAATGAAAGAGTTTCTGTTTGCTACAGCTTCTGTTTGTTTCCTAGTCCTTATGGCTATTGAAGAAACAGCCAAACAACCTACAACCTATTCAGGATCTCAACAATTAGTAAGGGTCAGCCGATGACATACGAACAACTCTGCTTAGACGTTATCAACTCTTCTTTCTTCTCTTCTCCCATAATCCCTTCACTTCTCCCTGCTTACGATCGTGACTATTCAAAGAAAGCTGACATAGCCTCAGACCTTAACGCTAATAAAGACTTTTTAATGAGTAGCTTCAACCTTAACTACTGCCCCATTAACAAAGAACAACTGATTAAAGAAGGCTTTAACACTGTTGTAGTTAGGTATGGCAATCAACGCAAAGTCACCAGCCTGAAACTAGTTAAAGGGGAATTCAAGTGACACCATACTTTGATAACGACTCTGCCTTCTGGGCCTATTACCAATGGGCAGAAGAACAACTATCACGCTGGGAGGAAGAACAGTACCTAGCAGAGCAAGAAGAAAAAGAAGAATCTTACGAAAATTCAGACTGGTTTAACGATCCCAACAACGTAATGTCCCGCCATCATTACTAACCACAATGCAGAACCCTTCCACCTTTCACCTCTCCAAAAGTTCAAACAAAAAGCTTGGTAAAAACGTCTACGCTTCAACGTCTAGCTCTGACACTTGTCCCATCACTTGTGGAATGTATAAAGAATGTTACGCAAAGAAAGGTCCTCAGTCTTGGCATTGGAACAAAGTTAGTCGCGGTCAAAGAGGAACAGACTGGCTAAGTTTCTGTGCTGATGTAGAGAAACTAAAACCAGGCACTTTGTTTAGGCATAACGTTTCAGGTGATCTACCTTACGTTGCTCGCTACCCTGGCGATACCTGGCGTTGCATAGACACTGTGGCCTTAGATCAACTGCAGTGTGCAGTCACAAACAGTGGCGCTAAGTTCTATACCTACACTCACACTCACACTGATAATGTCTACAGCAAAACAAACCTAGACACAATCAAACGATTCTCACAGCCTGGGTTTGTTATCAACCTTTCAACTGAGAAACCTAGGGATGCTTTTAAGTTTAAACAACTTGGGTTTGATGTAGTAATAACAAACACTTTTGTGTTTGAGTTAGCAGTTGACTCTATTAAGACTCACAAAAAGCCTGCAACTATTATGTTTGGCGGTGAGTCTGTGCCTGTTATTCCTTGCCCAGAACAATACACTGAGAGCGCTACTTGTGCTACTTGCAAACTCTGCGCGAGAGCTAATCGGGATTATGTAATTGCTTTTAAGAAACACTAATGTATAAATACTCTGAACTTTGCATTTATCTACTGTTCCTATCTAGTTTCTGTTTAGCTTTAATCCTGCGCTGAATATAACTAACGGCCTCCAATCGGGGGCCTTTAATTATGCAAACTGTTATTGAGAATGCGTCGCAATTGCAGGTAGGTCTAGAACTTATTGAGAATGACTCGCAATAGCAACAAGACCTAGGAGGCAAGAGAGGGGAGGAAGAGGGAAACGGGGGGTTCGGGTTTAACTACTATCACGGCCCCCCGCTCAAAAGTTAAAACTTAACTTAGCTTTGAAGCAGCGACGACATATGTTGATGCTGGTCCCTGCAAACGCCAAGGAGAAGTTCTACGCACCACTTAAGCAAGTGGCAGCTCAGTACGTTCCACTCCTGATGGCACGAATGACGGTCTTACAAGATCGAGCCAATCGAGCTCTTGAGTTCCTGGATGCTGAAGAAGAGGAAGACCAAGAGTTGGTGTGGATGGATGACGCAGAGAAAGTAGTTGCTGTTGCAGAGGCACAATCCGTCCTTCATAAGTCAGTAGTAGAAGCAGGGATGTGCCAATCGTTAGTCGGAGCATTTGCAGATTTGTTGGAGAACGATTACCAAAGGCTCAGAGATAGCCGGTGTGCGTTCCTCAACGAAGAGGGTGAGTTGGAATCTCTTTACGAAGATGATGAATCCAATGAAGGGCTCTGAGCGCTTGGTAAGTTATCAAGCCTACCAGCAGCCCTTCTAAGGGCCTCTAAGGCCCCTTCAGATCCCTTCGGCTCCAACCACCCCAGAAGGACCTCAAAGAGGGCTTCAAGGCGCTCTGGGGCATCAATGAGACTCTCTCCGAACCTCTTGTTATCCCAATACGCCACGAGGCACCGAGCTTTGAGGTCGTCTAGCTCAGCCTTGTCACACATTTGGTTGAGCTCTTCCTCGGTGTACTGGTCAATCACAATCTTCCTCCAGTTTTTGAGTGATCTTTGATTGCCAATACTGCCAACGCACAAGTGCTGGTACAGAGGATGGTTGGATTCCCATGTTTTCCAAAAGTAATTCAAACCACTGAGCTACAGCTTCGATTGTTGAGTCAACTTTGGGGTGACCCGGTGAGTAATCAAGAGCATCTCCAATCAAGTGTTGGAGCTTTGTGTAGTTGCTTTCGTCGTCAGTAGTTGTCATCAGACCATTCAGGTTGTAGTGAAACTTTGAATTGTTTGATGTGTGGATACAGCTCTTGAAAAGAGGTAATAGCTAATGACGAATCAAAAGCCATTACCTCAAATTCAAAATCTTTAGCTGTTACACAAAAGGTTTTGGGTTTATGGATCAATGTCATTGATTACAACCTCACCACAAAGACTTTCAAGAGCAGCTAAATACCCATCCCAAAAGTCTTTCTGTTGATCACCTACAGCTTTTTTGTATTGATCACGAGCGTATTCATATTCATCAATCACAACTTCAACATCAAGAGTTACTGCTTCTGACATTTCACTTCTGCTCCCACACGGAAGGATCAAAGTAGTCATCAGTAGTAGCTTCTTCTTTCTCTTGTTCTTGTTCCTGTTTAATTACTTCCAAAAGATCTTCTAGTAACTGATCAAGTTGTTTGTTGTCAGTTGGATCCTGGGGAGTCATTTAAGTGCCTCTTTGAATGGCGATAAAAGAACCTCTTTAAAAGGGCGCTCTAAGTGGCCTCTGAAGGAAGACCGCTAGAGACCTTTTTAAGAAGGCCTTTAAAACTTAAAGAGGGTCTTTCTCAAAGGCCACTTAAAGAGGCCACTTCAAGAGCTGGCCTAAGACCCCTCTACGAGGCGTAAGCACCGCAGGTACCTTCTGTGGGTCCTTTCGACTTAAAGGCCATGCAGATCCAAGGAACCCTTACGGGCTGGATCCCTGACTTTTACGAAACCCCTACCTACAACGGTGAGACCTCCGACTTCCGTCTCAAGGTTCTTGTTCAAGACGCTGCTGAGATTGTCGAAGAGATCAGCGACGAGTACGACAAAGCGTGTGAGTGGTATCGGGATGCCACTGGCAAGAAGAACTTTTTTGATGCCCCGTTTGAGATGAACGAGGATGGCTCAGCCGTAATCAAGCTGACTGCCAAGACGGTGTATGGGGAGTTCCCTCTGCCTGTGGTGGACACTGAGCTGCAGCCCATTGCTCGTGATCTCAAGCTGCGTGAAGGCTCTGAGATCCTGGTGGCAATCAAGTACACCTACATCCCTCGCAAGAGCCCTCGTGGTGGCCTCCGGCTGTGCCCTAAGGGTATCCAGGTCCTGAAGGCTGTTACCACGGCTGGTAGCGACAGTGGTGACTTCGACATCGCTAAGGCTTTCAAGAAGCAATCAGGCTTCAAGCAATCCAAGCCAAACGTGAAGGAACTTGCTACTGTGTCGGGCGAAGATCCTGACTTTTGAGTAGATGGCCCGACGATTCCATAAGTACGGCAAGCGCCAAGCAGATGGATTTCGTTCGGGCTTTGAATCGCAGGTAGCCTGTAACCTGGCCGGGAAAACGAATTGGAGCTATGAGGGCCGAAGCTTTGACCTCCTAATTCCCCGGAGCTACACGCCTGACTTCTTCCTCGATAACGGAGTCGTGCTGGAGGTAAAGGGCTACTTCGATGCGGAGGACAGGAGGCTGATCAAGCTGTTCAAAGAGCAGCACAGTTCAGTCGACATTCGAATGGTCCTACAAAAACCGCATCAAAAGCTCACCAAAACCGGCAGTATGACCTACGCCGCTTGGTGTGATAAGTACCACGTCCCCTGGTGTGAAGGTCCCTCGGTCCCGTCCAGTTGGCTGCTATAGTCAGTTCGGACAAGGATGAAAGGACACTGACCTCCGGGGGTTTCAAGACACCCTTGGAGGTCTTTTTATGTCCCGCGTCGTGTCGCGTTTGTCTTGCCCCAAATGTGGGTCACGCGACAACGTTGCTCTTTACGACGATGGGGGTCAGCACTGCTTCACCCCTGGTTGCTCGTACCACCTTTCTGGTTCTTCCTCTTCTTTCCTCATGTCCCCTGTTCAGAATGAATCCCACACTGAGATCGACCCGGTTATTGGAACTTATCAGTCCATACCAAGCCGGGGGATCGGAGACGAGACTTGCCGCCTCTTCGGATACTTCAAGAGTACCTATGGCGACAGTGAGGCTTATTTCTGGCCCATCTACGACAAAGAACGTCGTCTCACTGGTTACAAGATTCGTAAACCAAACAAGACTTTTGTCCAACACGGAACCAATCCTGATAATACGTTTCTCGGCCAAGAGAAGTGGAGTGGTGGCAAGCTGCTGGTTATCTTTGAAGGTGAGTACGACTGCCTCAGCTACGCCACGGTACGGAAGAGCTGGCCGTGTGTCTCGCTACCTAATGGTGCTGACTCTGCGGAGAAATGCATTCGGAGTAACCTCGATTGGCTTCTGAAGTTCGAAGAAATCATTCTGTGCTTTGACAGCGACGAGCACGGTCAGAAAGCGGTCAAGAAGGCGATCCAATTACTGCCGCCTCGCGTAGGTAAGATCGGCAAGATTGAGGGCTACAAGGACGCCAACGAGGCGCTAGTAGGGGGCAACAGCAAAGCCATCATGCAGATGGTGTGGACGGCTGCTGAGTACGAACCCGATGGGATTATCAGTGGCACCAAGCTGCTGCAGATGGTCCTTGAAGACCCCAAGGTCAGCAGTGCTGAGTACCCCTACAAGTTCCTCAACGAGAAGCTTCATGGGCTGCGTAAGGGCGAGCTCGTTACTATCACGGCTGGTTCAGGGATTGGGAAGAGTACGTTTGTATCAGAAATTGCTTATGACCTCCTCACTCGCCAAGGTGAAACGGTTGGTTACGTCGCCCTTGAAGAGAACATCAGACGGACTGCTAGGCGGTTTGTTGGTATGGAGCTTGATTACCCTGTCCACATTGATCGCGGCCACTTCACCGATGCACAGATCGAACAAGCCTTTGACAGCACTCTTGGCACGGGCAGGCTATTTCTGTACGACCATTTTGGCTCTCTTGACCCTACCGTTCTGCTTAACCGTATACGTCACTTGGTTTCTGGCTGCGGGTGTAGCTGGATTGTGTTCGATCACCTTTCGATTCTTGTCTCAGGTTTGGACCAAGGAGATGAGCGTCGGGCTATTGATCAAACGATGACCAAACTCCGCAGTTTTGTTGAAGAGACTGGCTGCGGGATGCTTCTTGTGTCACACTTACGCCGCCCTACAGGAGACAAAGGCCATGAAAACGGAGCTCAAACCTCTCTTTCTCAGCTTCGCGGTAGTGCTGCTATCGGCCAACTTAGTGACATCTGTATTGGTCTTGAGAGAAATCAACAATCTGAAAACGATTCAGAGGGTACCGTGGTACGCGTTCTCAAGAATCGTTTCACAGGCTGGTGCGGGATTGCAGGGTCCGTGAAATACAACGAAAACACAGGCAGAATGTTGGAGTTTAAAAATGGCGGCAGTAGTAAAACCGCAACGTTCGATGATTCTTTTGAAGCCGACTTTTGACGTTCACATCTCGGAGATGAATTCGCTGAAGGTAACAGCTCTGGCTGCTACCGAGATGGCGAAGAGGTATCTACAGTCCTTCTTCAAGTCCAATGACACCTGCCACCAGCTCACCTACGACAAGCTTGAGGACCTCCTCGACTTCTGCTACAGCCGAAACCTCAAAGTCTGCATCGACGATAACGTTCGACGTGGAGACGGATGCTCTGAAGACTAGGGACGTTACAAAGATCCACTGTTGCGTTGTCAACGATGGATCTGGTTCTGTCCTCTACAAGGATCCAAAGGAGTGGTTACCAATACTTGAACAGGCTGATGAGTTGGTCGGCCACAACATTATTCAGTACGACATACCAGCAATACAAACGGTTTACCCAGAGTTCAAGCCGAGGGGAAAGCAGATTGACACGTTGATCCTGTGTCGGATGCTGTACCCAAACATCTTGGACACTGACCTCAAGAAGAAGTGGGAAGGGATGCCCATGCAGCTTTACGGGCGTCACAGCCTTGAAGCTTATGGGTTCCGCCTCGGCCATAACAAACGTCACGCCGACCTTGTGGACTTCAGTGTGCTAACTGAGGAACTGGCTGAGCGATGCATCTGTGATGTTGAACTAAACCTTAAGCTTTGGCGCAGGTTGCAACCGAAGGCCGACAGCATCCCTTGTGCCGTTGACCTTGAGATGCGCTTTGCACAGCTCATCGCCCTGCAGGAACGATCTGGCTTTGGTTTCAATGTTCAAGGGGCTTTGGAACTTGAAGCTGAGATCAACCAACAACTGAATACTCTCAGCGAACGATTGAGACAACGGTTCCCGTTCGTTGACGGAGGGCTCTTCACCCCAAAGCGAGACAACGCGCCAAGAGGATATGTAGCCGGTGCAGCAATGTGCCGTCTTACTGACCTCAACCCGAACTCTCGGGAGCACATCGCTTGGGTACTCCAAAACAGTCTGGAGTGGAAGCCAGATGAATTCACCGATACAGGGAAACCGAAGGTCGATGAAACCGTTTTGTCGAAGATTCCTGGAGCTGAGGATTTTGTTTCACACCTCACACTCCAAAAGCGATTGGGTCAACTCAGCACGGGCAACAATGCTTGGTTGAAACTAGTGGAACGTGACAACAGGATTCACGGCAGTGTGATTACTGTTGGCTGCGCCACTGCTCGCTGTAGCCACGTCAACCCCAATATGGCCCAGGTTCCTGCTGTCAGGTCAGCCCTGGGACCGGAGTGCCGAGCTCTGTTTGGACCTGGCTCCCTTGGAAGGGGGAGAAGCACCAAGCAGGTTGGCGTGGACCTCAGTGGAATTGAAGCGCGATGTTTAGCGCACTACCTCTGGCCGTTCGATGACGGCAAGTTTGCAGATGAGGTGCTCAACGGTGACATCCATACAGCCAATCAAAAGGCTGCTGGACTAGCCACTAGAGACCAAGCCAAGACGTTCTTTTACGCCTTGATGTACGGTGCAGGACCGGACAAGCTTGGTTTGATTACGGGTCAGGACGGAGCAGCGCTAAAGCGTAAATACTTCCGCAATATGCCTGCTCTGGCTTCTCTCACCAAACGAGTTATTGCAAAGGCAGAAGATGAAGGATTTGTGAAGGCCTTGGACGGTAGACAGATACAAATCCGGTCCTCACATAGCGCTTTGAACTTCCTTTTACAGAGCGCTGGTGCCATCATTAGCAAGCTTTGGTACAACACCTGCTACGACGAACTTACGGCAGCAGGGTTTACCTACGGCGTTGATTGGTCCTTCCTAGCTCACGTTCACGATGAAGTGCAATTCGCAGTCGCAGGAGAACGCGCAGAAGAGCTTGGACTTATTGCAGTCGGGTCTTCTCGCTTGGCAGGAGATGCACTTGGACTCCGTATTGCAATCGATTCAGAGTACAAAATTGGAGACAATTGGGCAGAGTGTCACTAAGACTTGCAAAGTCTGTAAAGAGACGAAAGATATTAGTCAGTTCGGTCGCAACGGTACTTGGTACAGGCCGGATTGCTTGAAATGTAACGCTGCTATGCAACGTCAGTACAGCAAGCTACGCAGACAGCAAAAGGATCCAGAGCTAGGTACCCCTTGCGAGTGCTGTGGGAAGACCACTGAGAAGCTGCACTGGGATCATTGCCACGGTAGTCACGAGCACAGAGGCTGGCTTTGCAACAACTGCAACACTGGTATCGGCAAGCTTGGTGACACTCTGGAAGGCGTCCTAAAAGCCGTGGACTACTTGGGAAGGGTCAATAAGCTAGGAGCCCATCAAGGAGGTGACGATGACCTGGCTGCTGCTTGACGCAGATATGCTGCTGTTCCAAGCAGTCGTTCTCGCTGAGGTTGAGATCGAATGGTGTCCCGACATTATTTCGACTCACCTACCAATCAAAGAAGCCCAGTACATCTTCAATGAGATTCTTGAAGCCAAGTGCAACCAAGCACAATCAGATCGATTCACGCTTTGTTGGACTGCTGATAAGAACTTCCGTAAAGACGTTGAACCCACCTACAAGGCAAACCGTACTCGTTACGACCGTCGCAAACCAGTTGGGTACCTGGCGCTTCGACGTTGGGCTGAGCAACAGTTTCCTTCAGAGTGCTGGCACAAGCTGGAAGCGGATGATGTTCTAGGAATTCTTTGCACTCGTCATCCTGACAAAACCATCTTGTGGTCTGGAGATAAGGATCTCAAACAGATCCCTGGTCTCCACCTGGACAATGACGGAAACGTTTACCACATCACTCAAAACCAAGCTGATGTCTATTTCTATCGTCAGGCTCTTACCGGTGATTCCACTGACGGCTATCCTGGTTGCCCTGGGGTTGGCCCGAAGACAGCAGAACGACTCATCCCTGAAGAGGGATTTACAGAAGCCTCCGCATGGAGAACTGTAGTAGCTCAGTACAAGAAGAAAGGTTTTGGCGCTGACTACGCCTTGACCCAAGCACGCCTTGCTCGCATCCTCCGTGAAACCGAGTACACCTTCGATGAAATCCAACTATGGACCCCGACTTCGATCCCATCAGACCAAACCACTACGCCTTCGACGAAGGAGTAATCGAATGTATTGATTACATCGAAAGCCACGCCTTTGATTTTGTTGAAGGCAACGTCATTAAATACGTCACTCGGTACCAACACAAGAACGGTACCGAAGATCTTAAAAAGGCTCGGTGGTATCTCGACCGACTGATCAAACGATCAGAAGAGTGGGACGCCAAATGGAGCAAACGCCCAAACATTTATCAGGAGGTTATTGATGATGCTGACTTCGAACTCCGAATTGGTTCGGACTTGGATGCAACGAGCGGACCAGTTAACCAATCCTGATGACGAGCAGCGTGAACAGCAGCTTGCGTATGTCGAAGAAGAGTTCTACGAACTTATGTACGCATATCGCAATGAGTCTCGTTCACAAGTTATTAAGGAAGCCTGCGACCTACTATGGGTCACTTATGGTTTGCTTCTTACCTTGGGTGTGGATCCTGATTCTGCTTTCGATCGGCTCTACACCTCTAACTGGTCCAAGTTTCCTTTCACAAAAGTGGATGGAAAAGTCCAGAAAGGTCCCCATTACCAACCCGTCGACTTTTCAGACCTATGAACCCTTACGATGAAATCCTGTCCAAAATTCCTCAAGCAGCTTGGCAGTATGTCGAAGCTGAATATGAAGAGGATGACGACGGCAACGGTTCAATCCAATTCTTCTGGGATGAAGAAGAACATCCCGAGCTTGCACCACTGTCTGAACTAGACGAAGACCAGTGGAGCGACTTTGTAATTAATTCCCTTCAACGAGTAATCGACGCATCTGAGACCAATGAAGCTGACCAAGGAAGCACTGAACCCAGCGATCGCAATGACGGGGAGAGTGGAGAGCTGGCTGGAGAACCCGACTCGTAGGTATCCAGTCTCTTGTACTGTGTTTGTCGTGGAAGACACGATGGACGAAAACCCTGATGGTCTGGAAGGCTCTTGGCAGTTTGCTAGCAAGGCTCTCCGATACGGTGCAGGGGTGGCTATTCACCTTTCTAAGCTTCGCGCTAGAGGCACCACGAATAGCCATGGAATGGTCGCTTCAGGCCCTTGTGGGTTCATGGAGATCTACTCCAAGTTCAACGAGATCCTTCGTCGCGGGGGCACATATCGCAACGGTGCGATTGTTGCGCATCTTGACGCAGATTCTCCTGACATTTTGGAGTTTGTTAATTACGATCGCACTCGTATTCCTTGGATCAAACGTTGCGTTAACGTTGATCCTCAAATCATCGACGAGCCAGACAAACTGAACGCAATTATGAACGCTGCTCGTAAGGGCGACGTTTGGATTGTGAAAAAGCAGTACGACGCCAATGGTGAGCGTATCTATTCCAATGTGTGCCAAGAGATTCTTTTGAAGTCTCGTGACACCTGCCTGCTGAGTCACATCAACCTGGGTATTACTGAAATCAAAGACATTCCTAAAGCCTTTAAAGATGGCATGGAGTTTCTTTGTGAGCTGTACACCCAAACTGGTGTTGATGAGTCTGGTATCTACAGCCGCAAAGATAACCAAGTTGGTCTTGGTGTTCTTGGTCTTGCCAACCTGCTCGCCATTGAAGGCGTGACGTATGCAGACTTTGTTGCTGCTCTGCGTCGCAAAAACCTTGGTGTGGGCTCTGCTGATACCAAAGCTGGTGAGATTGCTAGTGCCCTCTTTGCGGGCTTTGCAGAGGCCTCTAAGGTGGCCGCTGACTACAAGATGTCACGAGCGTTCACAGTGGCTCCTACAGCCTCTTGTGCGTACCGCTATGTGGATCGTGACGGGTACACCACAGCACCTGAAATCTCTCCCCCGATTAGCCGGGAGATAGATCGTGATAGTGCAACTCTTGGTGTGCAAAGTTACAAGTTCAACCCGAAATGTGAGACCGCCGAAGAGGTTGGTTGGGATACATTTTTTGAGTTGAACTGTGAGTGGCAGCGCCTGATGGACGGCACTGGAATGGCTCACGCAATTTCTATGAATTGGTGGTCTGATATGACAACTATGGACCGTCAATTTATGGCACGATGGTTGAACTCCCCCCTGAAGAGTTTGTATTACTCTCTTCAGGTAATGTCCGACACCCAAGATAAATCCAGCGCCTACGCAGCGATTAGCGACGTAGATGTTGAGGATTACCTTGCCAATTTGTTGGAGGGAGATTCCGCACCTGATTGCAATTGCGCCGAATGAACCCGTACCAGAAATTGCTCGCCCGCAAGCGCACTTGGACTCCCATTCAATCCACAGCTGGCAAACTCAAAGAGGGCTCGGAGGAGGTGATCTTCCGGGCTCTTGCCCTTCGGCACATGGAGCTGCCAGTTGGTGACTTTATTGATGAAGCACTGAAAAATGAAGTACCTAAGGCGTCAGTGG